TTCTCAAAGGTCGAACTTACTACAAAGAAGATTCGTCTGGACTGGGAAGTTTCATCTGAAGCACTAGAAGACAACGTTGAAGGTGGTGCTCTTGAAGATCACCTAGTTCGTTTGATGACAAATGCTTTTGCAAATGACATCGAGGATCTAGCAATCAACGGTACTGGCACTGGAAGCAACCCATTCACATCTATTATGAATGGATTTGTTAACAAGGTCAAGACCAATGGAGATGCACACGAAGCTGTTGTAACAGTAGCTGACAACGCATGGACACCAGAGGTTATGCAGAAGATTATTACTGCATTGCCACGTAAGTACCGTGCACTTAAGAGCAACCTTAAGTTCTATGCTGGTACAGATGCATTCCAGGGAATCGTTAAGAACAACGGTACCTTGTCAGATGCAATTGCCGAGGCACTTGGAAAGAACGGTAACACCCAGGCTAATACCCAGGCTTACCTTGATGGACAGGGCCAGACATTCGGTGGAGCACGTACAACTCGTGTTCTAGGCATTGATGTTCAGGAAGTTCCTTACTACCCTGCAGGTTATGTAGACCTTACATTCCCTCAGAACCGTGTATGGGGTTTCCAGAGAGACATCACTGTAAACCGTCAGTACGTACCAAAGAAGGACACCATTGAGTACACCGTATTCGTACGTTTCGGTATTCAGTGGGAGGAAGAGGACGCCATTGCGTTCGCTGACGCAGATGGCTCAGACTCCTAAGTCTTAGCTAACCTTTAGAGGGGGCAGGAGTTTCGGCTCCTGCCCTCTTTTAATATCTGTTATAATATAAGCCTAGGAGGCTATTAAATGCAAGAAAATAATGTCGTTACTTCTGCTGATCCAGTAGCCAATAAAAATGTATCAGTTGTTTCTGACAGCAATGATGTAATTGGCTCTAATTCAATAAGAAAAACAGATACTGGCAACACCCCAGAAACCGATGAAAAAGAGACGGTAGCCATTCATTCTACAAAGAATGTTTCTTGGCCAGGTGTAGGAAAAGTTTTAAAAGGTTACAATATTGTAACTAAGGGAAATTCTAAAAAGTGGCTAGAGCGTAACCATGTTCGAATTGCAACCCCAGAAGAAGTTGCCAGGGAATTTGGTAAGTAATGGAAATCCTGAGAGCTCAGCCATACTCTAACCTTACGATTAGTTTTGAAATTCCAAGCATAGTTACTCTGGATTCAGACATAACAGTAACCGTAATTGATTTGGCCGACCTTTCAGTTCAAGATACCTTTTCTTATTTAGCAATGTCTGGGGATACTATTCAGTACCCATTAAACTCAAAGTATGATACAGACTATCAGGTTATTATTACAGCAGACTTAGAAGACACAGAGACCTTATTTGATGATGTTTTTAGCATTGTAAGGCCATATGTTAATCCATCAACATTGGGTGAGACTGCCTCACAAATTGCAGAATACACTAGGTTTGAAGAAATTGCTAGAGCGGTTATTGACTCAGTAATTCCAGAAGGTTTTTACTACAAAAAGAAGGTCTTAGATACTGTAGGCCTAGGGGCAGACTATATCCCATTGTGGATGGATGCAAAAAAGATTTTGGCGGTATACGAAAATAACGTTTTGGTAACAGACCGCACATTTGAAATAACACAAGACAAAACAGCAATTACAGAAACAGTTGTTGACGGAGTAAATAGAAACGAGCAGGCCCCTCTAATTATTCCACTTGCAAGCTCTGATATTGTTGACGCAAACCTACCACCACTTAAAGGATTCCCTAACGGATACGACTACAAGTTTATTTTAGAATCAGGATACCCAGCTGTTCCATCAGATATTGCAAGAGCTGCGACTTTGCTAATTGATGATATCAAGTGTGGAAGAATTGATTACTACCAGAGGTACATTACGTCTTACAATACTGACCAATTTAGGCTTCAGTTTGACAAGAGAATGTTTGAGGGAACAGGAAACATTGTTGTAGATAAGATACTGTCAAAGTATGCTAAATCTATTTCTAGACTTGGGGTGCTATAATGGCTACCTGCGAAGAGACCTCTTTTATATTTCCAATGCTTGCAGATATTTACTATCCAATTGTAGATCAAGGAGCGTACGGAAATGTTCAAAAAACTTGGATACATGACAAGACAATTGCTTGCAATTTTAATTCAGCTGGAACAGCCTGGAAAGAAGATGTAAAACCAAATGCGAACATCACACAGGATAGCGTTATGCTAGGCCGTGTAAAATCAGATATTCGTTTTTCTAGCACAGAAAATCAAAACTCAATTACTAATATTATTGTGACAAATATTAAGGATAGAAACCTTAATGAGGTCTACCTAGAAACTTCTGGACCAAGAGCTGGCAAGTCAACTTTATTTGAGGTTGCGACCGTTGAGCCTTTTGTGGGGCCATTTGGATCTACAGAGTATTACAAAGTTGTTGTACGCAGGTCTGAGAATCAGGCGGTAGACCTATGAGAGTTCGCTTTGATGGAAGACAGTTTGCAAAAGATATGAAAAACATAATGGATTACTCTGCTGGATTTTTGGACGGTATTCAGATGGGGAAGCAGCAATTAATGCACTCTATAGGAGTACAAACAATAGAAGTTTTAAAAAGCTATATAGACGCTAATGCAAAAACCAACCCCTCTATCCTTCATCACGTATACGAGTGGAATCAGACTGGAAGCCCAACAGCCAGACTATACGACATTGATTATTCAATCAGCAATTTAGGACTTTCTTTTAGGTCTTCATTTAGGCAATCAAATAGTATTCAGGACGGATCAAATACCCCGTTTTATAATAAGGCTAAGATTATGGAAGAAGGCATTCCCGTAAAGATTAGGCCAAAGCAAGCTCAGGCTTTAAGATTTATTCAAGATGGAGAAGAAGTTTTTACAAAGTCAGAGGTAACTGTTCAAAGCCCAGGAGGAAATGTACAAGGAAGATTTGAGCAAGCATTTGATAACTTCTTTAATAAGTACTTTACGCAGGCATTTTTAAGGGTTAGCGGAATGGCCTCATATCTTGAGAATCCTGTTGCTTATAAAAATAATTTAGCAGCTGGCAAACGTGCTGGCCGTTCAAAAGGAGTATCAACTGGATACCGATGGATAGCAAATGCAGGGGTGATCAAGGTTGGCTAATGATACATTATTAAACACTCCAATTCTTTGGATAAACAAATACCTTCAAAGCAAAATTCTTAATAGCACTGGCCTAGACACCCCATTCTTTCCAACTTTGCCAGCAACTATTAATGACTTAACTCAATATTTTCCAACAGGTGGAACCATGGCTACTTGGGATAGACTTATTAAAATGAACAAGAAAAGCTTTCCACACATAAAATGTGAACAGATTATGTATTACTTTTACGCAACTGGTGACAACCCAATAGAAAAAATGGTTCAAATTCAAGAGCAAGTCTTAAGGCTAATGGATCGTGGCAATGAAACAGCAGAAGAAATTAACAACTGGGCCATGAACCGTCAGGTAAACTTAGGGACGTCTCAGTCCCCAGACTTAATAGATAACATGTTTTTCTTTCACGACTTTAAGGTGTATCAGCTAGAAGAGTCCAGAGACATTATTGACTTTGGAACCGCCAGGACTTATGGTGGAAATAAGATTATTATAGAGTATGACTACCACGCAATGCCAGAACTTACTGGCTCAGACTGGACTCCAGAGCGTAAGCTAGCAACAAAACAAATTATTTAAATAGGCTGTTATACTTAATTTTGAGGAAACACGCCCATATCTATAAAAGAAAATGAGGTGAATTATATGGCATATACAAGAGGACAGAGTACTAACATTATTGTTGGTGCAGCCGCTTTATTTACATACGAGCCAGGTGTTCTAACTGATGGACTACTTCCAGCCTACCAGGCTGAAGGAACTGTTGGTAATACAACAGGAACCTACAGAGAGACATTGGCAAATAACACTAGCGTAACAGCTGGTTTCCGTAACGTAGGTTACACAATGAACGGTCTAGAGCTACAGTTCCAGCCTGACTTCGGTGAGGTACAGGTTGATCAGGTTCTTGACGTTGCAAAGCTATACAAGCAGGGTATGCAGGTTAACCTGAACACTGCTTTTGCTGAAGCAACACTAGAGAACTTGCTATTCTCACTAGCTGGTAAGGACGAAGACCTAACCGCAAGTGCAGGAGCTACAGGTATTAAGGCTGGATCTCCAACCCTAAACCTATCAGCAGGTGACATCGGTGAGTGCCCAGTTGAGCGAGGTCTCGTAGCTGTTGGTCCAGGTACAGGTGACTGTAACCCAGACGAGCAGATTGAGCGTATCTATGTTGCATACCGTGCACTTTCTATTGAGAGTGTTACAGTATCTGCAAAGCGTGATGAGCCAACAATGTACGAGGTTTCATTCCGTTTGCTACCAAACGACAGTGCATCTTACGGTAAGATCGTAGACCGCACTATCCCAGCAGTATCATAATTTAATATATAACTTAATAACACGAAGCTGTCCAGTCTTTTTAGGCTGGGCAGTTTTGTTTTTTGCGGTATACTTATGATATGGCAACAGAAGCATATGAATCAAAAAACATTACTCTTATAGATGGCACAGAACTAACTTTGGTGCCGCTAAAAATAAAATATTTAAGACAATTTATGGAAGCTTTTGAGCTTGTAAAAACAGCTGACAATGATGAAGAAGCTATTATCTTTTTGTCAAATTGTGCAGCAATAGCAATGAGGCAATACTACCCTAAAATATCAACTATATCAGAACTAGAAGACAGCGTTAATTTGCCAACAATTTATAAGATTTTGGATATTGCTGCTGGAATAAAAATTGATGGAAAGTCTGAAAACCCAGTAAAGCAGCAAGCAGAAGATAGCGGATCTTCTTGGGAAAAGCTAGATTTAGCAAAACTTGAAGCTGAGCTATTTTTGCTTGGTATTTGGAAAGATTATGAAGAGCTTGAGATATCTTTATCCATGCCAGAATTAATGCTAACTCTTGAATCTAAAAGAGACTTAGACTATCAGGAAAAAAAGTTCCTTGCAGCAATGCAGGGGGTAGATTTAGATAAAAATAACGGCAATAGCTCTGGCAATAAATGGGAAGAAATGAAGGCCAAAGTCTTTAGTGGTGGTAAAGCTACCAACGCAAACGATGTTCTTGCCCTACAAGGAGTTAATGCTCAAAAGGCAGGATTTGGTATTGGGATGGGCCTTGGATACGAAGACCTAACAAAAAAGCCTACAAAATAAAAGCCTTTTATGTTATAATAGGTAAAGCCTCATAGCGGAAGGACTAAAATAATATGAGCACAGAAGTATACGAAGAAAAGACAATTAAGCTAATTGACGGAACAGAGATCAAGGTTCGTCCCTTGAAGATTTCTTTGCTTCGTCCTTTTATGAAGAAGTTTGAGGGTATTGCAGAAGTTGCAGAGGATAACGACAAGTCAATGAGTATTTTGATGGACTGTGTTCAAATCGCAATGAAGCAGTACAAGCCAGAACTGGCTGAAGATTTAAAGGCTTTAGAGGAGATTCTAGATCTCCCTACAGTTTACAAGATTGTTGAAGAAGCATCAGGCGTTAAGCTTGGAGAAGTTTCTCTTAACGGTCTTGTTAGCAACTAAATAAAGAGGTGTTAATGGATGGCTGAAGACGCCAATGCCAATATAAGAGTTGATATTGATACCGCTGCCGCATTGGCAAGTATCAAAAATCTTCAACGGCAGATTTCAGCCTTCCATACTAATATGGCCAAGGGTGGTGCAGCTGCCGCTGCCACCTCCATGAATTTGCAGCAGGGACTGCTTAATAGTATAAACAGAACTGGCCAATTCTCTGCAACTATAAAAAATGTAAAATCTACCACAGAGTCCTTTACAAACGCATTAGAAAAAAATAAGCTTTCTATGCGAGAGTATTTTAGATACTCTGGTGCTGCAACAAAAACTTTTGGCAGATTCTTTAGAACTGAATTTGATACAATAAACAAGGTCGCACGTGAACGTGTCAAAGACCTTCAGACCCAGTACATCAGAATGGGCCGTGATGCAAACGGTGCAATAAAAGCAATTGCAGTTAGACCGCTTGCTTTAGATATGGAAAGTCTGGGAACAAAAACTCAGATTGCCGCTCAACGTCAAGCTTTGCTAAACCAAATGTTAAAGCAAGGCTCAACCAACCTTCTAAACTTTGGTAAGAATACCCAGTGGGCTGGACGTCAGCTTATGGTTGGTTTTACAATT